CCACTAGATCCCATAATAATAACACCTGGAGTTCCTAGTGTAACAATTGCACCTTCTCCATTGTGGCTATGATCTGCTGGTGTTCCTGGATATGACATTTATTCTCCTTATAAATGACTAAAGGGGACAGATTTTACTCCGTCCCCCAAGTCAATCGTTTTGCGATTATGAGTTGTTTGCTGCTGTTGCGAATGCAACTGCATCAAGCTCTTCCCACTGAAGACCAAAGCGGACGAATACTGTGTACTCAATTGTGTCCTTCTTTGGCTGGTAGAAACGGTTTACAGTGATATCACGCTGGAATCCCCATACACGGTTCTGAGGGAATGTAAGATCTACATAGCCTGCAGGGTAGTAAGGAACTTCCTGAACCTCAACACCGAGAACACGAGTTGTACGTGCTCCACCAAATGTCTGAGCTGCGCCATCAAGGTATGCCTGACGGTTTGCTGGTGTACCAGCAGCGATTGGTGAAAATGCTTCTGCGATTGCATCAGCAAGTGTACCGTTGTTCTTGACAATGCCCTGGAATGCATCTGTACCAGCATAGAACTTAAGATTGTTCTTGATTGCACGGTACTTACGTGGCATTGCTAGGATAATATCCTGAAGTACTGGAGTTGTCCAGTTGTTGTCAGCTACAGTTACGAGTGACTCGTGTGAGTCTCCGCCCTGTACCTTTGAAACGAAACCTTCCATAATGTTAAGGAAAGCATTGTTGCCTGTTCCTGTACCATTAATTGCAAGATCTTCAATGTCGTTTGCAAAAGCGCTTGTCATCAAACGAACAAGGTGGTCTTCAAGAGCTCCGCCTTCTACGTTATCTTCTAGTGCTTCTGTTGATACTTCCCAGTCAAGACGAATCTTCTTTGTAGTCAATTCAACCTTTGAGAATGTTGCGCCTGCATTTGTAAATGTAGGGTCTGCTTGTGCTGCTGCACGAATTACACGCTCACCAACGTTAACTTTTTCAAGTTCCATTGTGTTTGCTCGCATAGTAACTCTACGTCCGTCTTTAGCGAGAACTGTAGCATCCCACACATAATCAATGAAGCGACGTGCTTGTTCAGGCAATAGGATACCACCTGCAGTGCCTACAGGGTTAACTGCGTTTGCACCTGATGTTCCGTAATTTGCTCCAGTAATGTTACCTAGAACGCCGTCACGACCACTTACGATGGCTGCTGCGTTTGCTGTTGAACCAGATGCTACTGCACCTGTTCCGTCATGGCCGTGGCCAAGGGTAGTTCCTGGATAGTTTTTTACGATATCTTCTGACATATTGTTCACCTCCTAGTGATTTTTATGTTAGTTGTATAGGTCGGAGAATTTGAGGAAACGTCCGCCCCATAGGGATTTTTGAACTGGAGTTGAATCCAATTCCTGCACGATCTCGCCTAGATCGCCAGACTTGCGGAAAGCGGTGTCCTTTTCTACGGAATCAACTCTCTTTCCAATTTCATTAAAAGTACCCTTGATCTGATTCACATCAGTTGTTGTGGCATCAAGAGACTTCTTTATATTAGCAACTTCATCACTAAGTGACTTAAGTGTTGCTGTTAGATCGCCAAAGGCATTAGTAACAGAATCCTTAATTTCAGTAATTGCATTTGCGATTACCTCATCAGCCTTTGCAGCATCTTCTGCTGCTGGTGCCTCGGGAGTCTGAATTGCATCTTCTGGTGAAGATGTAGCACTATCTTCTGAATCAGACTTTTCTACTGCTTCTGGAGTTGCTTCTGCAACTACTTCAGCCTTTTCTGCTTCTTCTGTTGGTTGTGCCTCTGGAGTGACCTCTGCGGATACTGCTTCTGCTTCTGCAACTGGTGCATCTACTACTGCTGTTGTATCTTCTGACATAGGGTTTACCTCCTTTGTAATCTTAATTGTACTAATGCCTTTAGCACTATCAACTAAGAACTTTATCATGTTTGCTTTATCTGAGTCATTCTTTTCTACAAAACCAATGTTTGTCATTTCGTTTCCACTTACTGGGCTAACGTATGTCTCTTCATCAGAAGTTAGAACAATTCCTGTTTCTTTGTCATAGAAAACATTCTCTACAACTAGGTCTGCAAGGTCTCCCTTAATAGTATCTACGCCATTAACTTTTTCAACTGACATAATACTTGCAAACTGGTTTGCTGGTGAATCTACTAGACTTAGTTCTACTAAATCATATTCTTTAATAATTCTAATTGATTTTTCAAGTTCTTCATTGTATGCGTCATCCCACTTATTCATTCTACCGCCAATAGAAAAACCAGTGTATGTTCCATCTAGAACCTTTTCCCAGGCATCTGATGCGCCCTTTGAAATGTAAGTAGAAACATAAATTCCTTTATAGAACTTCTTTGTTTCTGGATCAAAATACTTTTCTTCTTTGAATGAGATCATCTTGCCTACTGCTGATGGCTGATGCATTTCTCTAATGTTCCCACGGAATTTTGCAAATGCTGCCATGCTTGCTTCTGTTGTAACAATGTCATACTGCTTATCAATATTATCAAGGGAAGCGAAACCAGAAACGATTCTCTTCTCAATATCTACTTTGCCAAAGGGCATTGATAAGCGAACGTTGTCGCCGTCAGTGGTCCAAAAAGCCTTATTTATGTTCATATCGTATTCCATTATACCAAACTTTTATGTAGATTTCTCAATTATTGAGACGCTCTACCTTCACCCTTCGGATTGCGTCCAGATACAGTTGCAGAACCATCTGACTGGTTGTTTGTTCGTTCAGCATCTCTTGAGCGATTTCCATTTGCTCTCTCATCTGCTGCTGCCTTTGCGCCTAATTCAAGTGGCTTATCTCCATGGTCTGCTTGTGGCAAATCCAAAATCTCACGGGCTTCATTAGGAAGCATAATCTGATTCTTGACATAACGCTCAAGAATTTGTGACTGTGCAATCTCATCTGTGAGTGTAAGTTCGTTAAACTTAAACTGAAGAATATCTGTTCTTTCCTTGATGATCTTGCTAATTACCTTCTCAAGGTGCTGTTGTTCTGGACGAGATACCTGCTCTTTAAATGTGCGGTCTTGTGCCAAGGCTGCTGCGATAGCTCCAGAATCAGAACCACCAAGCTTTGAAATTGGAACCTGATGAGCAATTAAAATATCATCACGGTTCTGCTTGCGGTACTCCTTGAAGGATCCATCCTGAATACCATTTTCAATTGGCTTCATTTCAAACTCAACCTTAGAGTTATCATTGTCTGCAGGAAGTGGAATGTAAAGAGTTCTGTGTGACTGTGACTTAAGTCCTGTCTGTAAAAATCTAAACATCTTATCTTCTGCGTCTGCTGATAGCTTTGCACCCTTTAGAGTGATGACATACCTTGGTACCGCTTTGTTTTCAAAGTAATCAATATTGTATTGTGAGGCAAGCTGATCACCAATAAGTGAAGGCAGCGCTGCAATAATATCTGGGACACCATAGTATGTGTTAAGTGGTGAGTAATCTTTAAAGTGAACAATTTCATTAGGACGATTATCTGCTGTTAAAGGATTCTGATTAGTAGCTCCAAAATTACGGAAGTAAACAACCTTTGGTCCAATAATTTGAACAAAGCCATCACGAATGCGACGAACACGAACTGTAGTTGATGGAATATGTCCAACATATCCTATCTCTCCAGTAACTGTTCTTCCGATTTCCATATAGCCATTTCCAGTAGCCTGAAGGTCTGTATAAATCTTTTCCATTGTACGAGTAAAGCTATCATCATCATTAAGAGACTCAAGCCAATCACGTAGTTCTAGTTTTGCTCTTTCAATGCGCTTGCGAGCACGATCAGTTGCACCTTGATCTGCATTGTTTTCAAGACTCATCATTGTGCGGTCTGTTACATCAAAACGATATCCAAGTCCTACAACATTTTCTACCTTTGCATCAATAGCAGCATGGTTAGCAAAAGATGTATCATAAAAGTTAGCCAACTCATACATGTTGTATGGTGGTGTAATTACGTCAAACAGACCATAACCATTTCTATAAACTAATCCAGGATTAATAGCCTTTGAGCCAGAATCGTTTCTGCCCTTTGGATCTGCATTTGCTGAATCAAGATATTCAGTACTAAGAAGATTTATATTTGAATTAGTTGCAAGATAACCTTCTTGTGTCATTGCTTTATTTACTTGTCTTGTAATACGACGCTTAAAGTTTTCTTCTATACCGCCAAGAGTTTTTAGTTCATCCCAGGTTTTATTAAATGGGTCGCTATTTTTAAATTGACTCTCAGGTTTTTCATTGGTTCCAAGTCTGGCTTCTAGGTAATCGCTGTTACTCATTGAATGCATCCTTGCCTGCTTTGTTAAGTGTTTGCTGCGCTGCATGCCATGCGCCCAAGTCATTCATTGATGGAATTAATCCAGCCTTCATACGATCTATTTGCTCTGAGTGTTCTTCTTCAGAGATACGTGTAAGGCCAGGGACAAATACGGCTTCCCCGTCACCTTCATCACCATAATGTTTTGCTGCTGCCTTAAGTTCTGCGATCTTTGTTAGATCATTACGCATTGACTCAATGTTCAGCACATTTCCATTACCATCAGTAAACCACTTTCCAGTTGATTTCTTGTATACGTAAAGACCCCAGTTATATTTCTTTTCTATAACCTGTCTACGTACATTTTTAACAATTGGCTCGCCAGTTTCGGGGTTGATTAAAGAATCCATAACCATCAGTATACCATATTCCTATAAGACAGGAGATTAAAGAACCACTATTTTAGTATAACTTGATCTCGCATGCGTCTGTTGAACAATATTTTTCAGACTCTGCATCAAGATTATCCTTACCATCATAAATAGCAGACCAGTCAATTTTACCAATCTTACCTACATATGCGTTATATTCTTCTCGTGTGATTTCTGAATATGGTTGCTGAGGATATGTCTTATTTCCCATTGGAAGGAATGAAACTGCCTTAAGCTGACCCTCATACATATTAAGCGCTGGGGCAACAAACTTCTTTTCCTCTTCCTTGTCAAATGACAGAGTTACAGAAACACCATTATCTGACCAGTACTTCTGAGCAGTTGCTGCCAAACCAATCTTCTCAAATAGGCTGACCTGCTTCTCAGAACGCTTGTGTCCTGATGCTACTGGAAAATAGACTACTTGTGTATTTGCTGATACTAGGTCTGCTTCAACTTTGTACCCCGCTGCTTTAAACAAATGAAGCATTGGGTCTTGATCACCAAAGCGAATAGCACGAAGGTAAAATTCTCCACCAGGTCCCCAGTGAACTCCAGGTGTTGCACCAGAAAGGAGTGATACAGATCCTGATGGCTTAACAGTAGTTACACGAACTGACTCACGAACACAGAGCCATTCTGAATACTGATGATCGTACTTGCGAATTGTTGAATAGCCTTCATCCATCCATTCACGAGTTGTTGGAAGACCATGCTCGTCAGCAAATGCAGCAATACCTGTAAGTGATGTACCAATACGACGATTGCGTTGCATGATACCGTTTGTGATTGGCCAATGTGTTGGCATAAGAGTAACAGTCTTTCCATACAAGTATGCAAACTTAAGAGTCTTTAAGAAATCTTCTTTTGACTCATGGCGATTAAGATGAACTTCTACAAGCGTACAAAGTTCATAAGATTCAAGAGGTTGCTCTGCACATGGGTTAAATCCCATAATGCGAGTATCCTTGTAATCTGGAGCATCTGCAAGACGACCATAATCACGAGCAACACCAAGCCAAATAAAACCTGGTTCTCCGTTATCTGCAATTAAATCTACATAATCTTCATATTTAGTTCCAACTTCAGCAGCGATTGAGTTGTTACTCATCCATGCCCAACCTGGCTTTTCTGGATCGTATGAATTTCTTTCAGGAAATACTTCTGGATTCTTAAGATTAATAAACCCATCATCTTCTGGAGTACCCAAAGCAAGAGTTGCAGAACGACGAACATTTCCAGAAACAACGCATGTACCAATAAGATTTACAATATCCACAATTGCACGGCTATCAAGGCTCTCACCAGCTCTAGAACCGATTACATTTCTGATGCGTGTATGGAGATCAATAAGTGGTGCTGGACCGCTTGCAACGCCTCCAAAGCCCTTAATAGGTGCTCCTAGAGGTCGGATAAGGTCATAGTTAAATTCCTGGATAGGCTGGTTCTGGCGAAGGAATGAATTAATAAGAAGTCTTACAGACTCTACCCATCCCTCACGAGTATCTGGGATTTCGTAAATATATACTGGCTCTGTTGGAGCATAAATAGACATCTGCTTGTCTTGTCCAAGGGTATCAAACCCTACGCCAATACCTAGCATTAATGCATCCATTACCCAAGCAAATAATGCACCAGGATCATTACGATCAATGTCTCTTGTTGAAACCATTGCACAGTTTTGAAGGGAAGCAGAGTTACGCTTTTCCATGGTCATAGGAGTTCCAAATGCCCAGAGACCACGACCTGGTGGTGTCCACTTCAACTCAAACATTCTTTGGAATGCTTCCTGTGCAGACTTCTGTGCTTTGTTATCATTCCAAGGTAGACGATTATCCTTAGCGTGATTCTTCTGAACTGAGTACATACCCTCAATTACACGCTTACAGACTTCATGCCAGCGTTCCTTTGTACCGTCTTCTTTAACACGAGAATATGTACGAATAAATGTAATTTCTCCTAACGAGTTGGACCCTGCATCTGAGAATCCAAATGGTGCTGGGATGTTATTATATTTATTTACAAATTCATCTGAAAGACGAAAAGAGAATACTGTATCTGACATTTATTTACCTTTCATAGCAAAAATAAGTTGAGTACTTTGTAATTTCCAAAGTAGTGTTAAGTATATCATAGATTTACAAAGAAAAAACCCCACTGTTATGCGGGGTTTTAACTTGTTAACCTAAAGTTTAGGTTTAGTACTTTAGTTTTTATTAAGTACTATGCTGTTAGGTCTCCGAAAGCTACCCATGTATCTGTAGCTCTCTTTACCAAAGTTACAGCAGACCACTGTGCTCTAGTCTTTAAGCCAGGTGTACCGTTAACGGTTACTCCACCTGCTGGTGTAATTGTGGTTTGTCCTGTTCCTGTTTGAACTACGTGTATTCTAGTTCCGACTGGGAAGGCTACGCTTGAGTTTGTAGGAACTGTAAGTGTATTTGCAGAACTTACATTCATCTCAACCATCTGTTCCTGGTTTGTAAGAATAAGAGTATATGATGCAGTTTCTGGATCAATTGTAACAAGTGAGTTTGCTTTATTATCAATCTGAGTCTGGATTGCTGAAGTTACACCGTTAAGGTATCCAATTTCTGTATCTGATACATCTGCTACACGAGCCTGTGTAACTGCTGTGTCAATTGAAAGTACTCCTGGTGTTGCCTCAGATAAACCATTTCCTGCTAATACTGCTTTAGCAGCATTAAATGCTGCATATGTTACGTTAGTTGTTCCAATAGTAATTGCTGATGTGTTAGAACAAACATATCCATATCCTGATAAAGTAGTGCCCTCAAGAACTAGGGTGAAGTCTCCACCCTTTAATTGTCCTTCAGGTGTATTGTCTGCATCTGTGGCACGGGACCAAGTTGAAGATGCTACTACATAAATACCGTTTTCAGTTCCTGTTGTTTGGTCTTTAACAAGGACACGATCTCCAACTGAAAGAGAAACTCCATCAATTGTTTGTGTTCCGCTTAGTGTAATATTTGCTGTTGTTGCAACACGTACTGGTTGATGAAAATTAAGACCAGATACAACGTTGTCAACATATGCCTTTGTTGCTGCATGTAAGTCTACTGTTGGTGCACCTGATAGTGTAAGTGCTCCTGTCATAGTTCCGCCAGCCTTTGGCAACTTAGCATCTATTGATGTGTTTGCATCATTGATCTGAGTCTGAATTGCTGATGTTACTCCGTTTAGGTATCCAATTTCTGTATCTGATACATCTGCTACACGAGCCTGCATTGTTGTTTGGTTTACAGAAAGAACATTTGTTCCTGTGTCATATGCAAGACCAGTTCCGATAGAACCACCAACTGCATCCTGTGCTGCTACAGCAATATCTGCTGATGCAGCTTTAGCGTTTATCTGTGTTTGAATGTTTGAAGAAACATTATTAAGGTATCCCAATTCAGTTGCTGAAATAGAAATATTTGAACCTGTTGGGTCTACCACTATTGTTGGATCACTTAAAGTCTTAAAAGTAAGAGTTTCTGCTCCATCAACTGTGGCTAATTTTGATGTATCTGCAATTCCATGAACAAGAGTTGTGTCTGAAGAGTGTGTAGAAATTCCATCATTAACAAATGTTTGTGATGCTACTGTAGAATCAATATTTAGTGTTGTAACCTTTGAAACGTTATCGTAGCTCTTGTCTAGCCCTGTGCCAGCAACTAAAGATGCACCAATTGCTTGATTAGCTAGACCTTCAATGTCTGCAGTGGCAGCCTTTGCATTTATCTGAGCTTGAATTCCAGAAGTTGTTCCCTCTAGGTGAGATATATTTGTATTTGTAACATTTGCAACTTTGTCTTGCTTATAGCCCAAATTTGTTGTTACTGTTGCCGCAAAATTTTGATCATTGGCAAGTGCAAGAGCAAACTCATTAAGTGTGTTTAGTGCACCTGGTGCTCCATCAACTAAATTATTAACTGCAGCATTTACCGCACTTGTAATTTCTGTATCTAAACCAACCAAAGATGGGATCTGTGATGAAGGAATCACTCCGTCTGCATTGAGTGTTGCTACACCATTTGCAGTGCCTCTTTGTGTTAGAGGAATATAATCATCAATGCTGCCACCAAGCTCAACAACGTCTGCAAAGTAGTTAAGGTCAACCCAGTGGTTTACTCCGTCACCAATCTTAAACTTGTTGGTGTCTGACTCATAGCCAATTTCTCCAGCATTTAGGATAGGTCCATCTCCACCATTAGTAGAGATCCACTGCGCTGCAGTGCCCTTTCTCTGTTGCATTCTTGTTGCCATTTATATACTCCTCCGTATACCTAGATATATTATATCAGATAATTAGTTAAAATTATCAGTTGCTGTCCCACCATTAAATACATATTCCCATGTTGTTGTATTATAACTTCCAGCACTAACAAGTACCCCAGGTTCATTATATGCTCCACCAGAAACAAACGTACTTACTATAAGACCACTTCCATCAATAGCTGTATCGTGAATATGGTCTTGTAGTACTTCTGCATCTTCAAGAGTTGCAATAGGTATCCACTGACTAGTATAGTAAATGTGAATACGCTCTGTTACTGTATCAAACCATAAATTTCCATTTGCTGGAGTTGCTGGCTGCGTTGTTCCAATAGTTGGTGAACCAACTGCGGTGTCTACATAAAGTTTAGTTGCTGCATGTGTATTAAGAGTAGGAGTGCCAACTGTGACAGCCTGACCAAAAGTACCGCCATTAGTTACATCTAGCCCGTGCTTTACCTTAAAATCTTTATTAGTAGTTGCCACAGTTGACTCCCGTCTCTAATTATGCTTCAATATAGGTCTTGCTTATCTTAACAGAGGTATCTCCTGCTGCTGCTGTGACCTGAAGAACAACGGAGCCATCTGCATAGACAGCATTTGTTGTTCCAAGTTCACCATTGCTTTGTACATTAGCGTACTCTGTTACATAAACATTGTTGTCGCCATCAACGGCTACAAGCATTTCAATTACTTCAATATTTCCAGACTTCTTCATCTGAACAATATATTTAGCAGCAGAATATGTTGAGACTGCCCATGCATCAATATTTGTTGTTGAAGTTCCAGCGGTTCCTGTATTAGAACCAATAAGAGCATCTCCAAATGCGATAGTTGTTGCAGTTGCTGCACCAAGGACTGGAGTAACAAGAGTTGGTGTGTTAGCAAATACTAGAGCACCAGTTCCTGTTTCATCAGTTACTGCTGAAGCAAGATTTGCAGAAGATGGTGTTGCAAGGAATGTGGCTACGCCAGTTCCAAGACCAGAAACATCATTTGCAATTCGTACTGTAAGTGTATTGTCTGCACCACTGATTGTCTTATTTGTAAGAGTCTGTGCTGCTGCTGTTTCTAGTGTACCGTTTAGGTAAAATGCCTTACCAGAAGCAAGGTTGATGTGTTCAGATGAGGTCCATGCATCAGTTGCATCTACCCATGAGAAAGTCTTGTCTGTAGCACCCTTAAGTGTAAGACCACCACCGTCAGCGCCTGCATCTGTTGGAGATGCTACTGAACCAAGTGTAAGGTTCTTGTCGTCAATTGTGATTTCTGTTGAGTTAATTGTAGTTGTTGTACCATTAACTGTTAGGTCCCCTGAAAGAACCAAAGATGTACCAGTTGCAGCACCAATGTTTGGTGTTACAAGTGTTGGTGTATTAGCAAAAACAAGTGCTCCAGTACCAGTCTCATCTGAAATGATTCCAGCGAGTTCTGATGATGAAGTTGCTGCAAGTACGTTTAACTTGTCTGTTGTTACAACAAGAGTCTTTGTGCTTGGAATAGTTGTACCATTGATAGAGTCAGCAGTAGCAACACCAAGTGCTGGAGTTGTAAGTGTTGGACTTGTAAGTGTCTTGTTTGTAAGAGTTTGAGTGTTTGTTGTTCCAACAACTGCTCCAGTAGCACCGTGTGCCTCTGTTGCACCTGTGTGAGTTGTAAGGTCTG